TTGATTGACCTCTTGCATCGATGTTCATGGCTTCACGCATCAATCCACCCCGACCATTTTCCGCAGGGCTTCCATACGCTAACGCTCTAAAATAATCAGCTTTTGTTGCTTGGTCTGTAATAACGATTGCTAACTCAGCTGCTAGTGCTGTTCTCAACAAACGAACAAAATAGTTTGGCATTTTAGCTTCAGTAATTGTTTGCTGGTAGTCAATAAAAACAGTTTCCATATTTGTTACCAGCTCATCACCGTATATCTCCCAGCCATAACGAACAGATCTTTGAGCTGTACTATCGCTCTCAAACACCGCCAACGCACCAGTAAGATGATCGCCTGGCATTTGGTAGGCATATTTCCATTCGTTTATTGGAGCAGCTGATAATCTGGCCAGTTGAACTTTGGCTAATGTCCAGGACCAAACATAAGTGCTAAGTAATGTATTTTTTAAATCTGGGTATAATCGATCGCAAGCCTGTGCTGCATCAGTTCCCTCTGTAAACGAAGAAAGGGGCGAAGCCCCCAGCGCGATTAAAGCATCTGAACAAATTGATAAATCTGTATCGCCTACGGCCATCATAACCCTCCAATGTGTATAAGGGGCCAGTCACCCAGCCCCATATTAATTAGTCTGAGTCGGTCGCTGTAATTGTTAGACCGTCTGTTACGTCAACAACACCGCTTGCGTTGCTTGCAACGTAGACCCATGACAATGCTTGAGTGCCGCCTGTTGAAGAGCGAACCAAGATAGTGTCACCGACCGCAAGAACATCTGACAATGTGTTGAAATACCCAGCGGTATTAACGTCAGCAATCGCATCAGTTGTTGAATAACCGTAGAGGCCAGGCGCATCGCCTTTCTTGCCACCACCGTAGTTTACAAAACCAGTACTTGAAAAAGCCATGTATCAGTCTCCTTACTCAGTACATGAAATTTTTACTATACCCTCGTCATCTATCGCTACGCTGCCAGCTGAGAACATGGAGCTTACTAGGAAAGATGTTTTTTCAGGTATGTAGTTAACCTCGCTCTTTTGCGAGATGCTTTCGGCATAACCCATTGAGCTTTCATGCCATGCAAAGCATGTACGAGTAGATGGCTTTGGAACACCACCCTCATCACGATCACCCATAGTGATTATATTAAAGCCCATGAACGATGAAACCTC